CACATCCCTCTACAGTTCTGATGAACCCTAGAGAAAAAGTACCAACTGTAGCTATAAAAGCGTCAAAGATGACAGCTCAAGAACTACACGAACAGTCAATTACAAAGAAAAGAAAACAACGTAGAAAATATGCAGAAATATTTGACATGGGAAATAAAGACCCATGGGATGAAGTAGAAGTATGGGACTATTGGACTCCGTACTGGCACGTTAAACTTGTCGCAAATTCATCGCCGTCATATAACGCATCTCCGACATCAAGAGCCGCAACACCAATATGGATGGAGCGAAACACATGGGGCTTTGTACCATTTGTACACTCGTTTGCAGGTTGGGGTATGGATATGGCAGATACAGGTGGTGACCCTAAAAACTTTGCTCAAGGTATATTGACACCAAACAAAGAGACAATCAGAAAAAGAACTCAGGAAATATCTGCGTTCCATCAGATACTTTTACGATTTGCATACGCTCCAATGGGAACATCCCGTGACCCGATAACATTGGCACAGGCAATATCCAATGAAGGTATATTAGAAGGAGATCCACAAGATTTTTGGGTAATGAATACACCAGACGTACCAGGATGGGCATTACAACTTAGAAGTCAGACTGATTCCACACTTGAGTTAGGCACATACTCATCTGCACTTGCAGGTGTAAGACAGGCAGGTGTCACAACCGTAGGCCAACAGGCAATATTAAATACAGCCGGTATGAGAATCTTTTCAGGTGTCGCACTTCAGAGAGAACACATGGCATCTATTGTCGGCTCAAGAATATTACAACTTGTAGATAGCGTATCCGAACTTGCAGGTGGGATAGGGGCAAACGGAAAAACACTAAGCAGAAGCACCATTCACAACGTCTACGGTATACAAGTAAGATTCCCACACGCAGAACCTGTCATGGAATTACAGCAACGTCAGATGGCTATGAGCGAATACGGCGCAGGGTTGATAGACCCGATGACTTATTACGAGACCGCAGGATACGAAAACGGTACCGAAATAAAACAGCGACTGATAGAAGAGTCAGTTAGAAATCTACCTGCCGTAAGAGAAAAGATAGAAACACTTGTAGCACAACAAATGGGACTGATAGATGAAGAAAATCAAGAAGCTGCTGCACAACAAATTGCAGCTAGACAACAAGCTATGGCTCCGCAAATACCGGGAGTTTCGCCAGAAATGGGTGGTGGTATGGGACCCGATATGGGAGGAGGAATAGCACCTCCGCCCGGTGGCGCAGCTCCGGCAGATTTAAACGCACCATTAACACCAGATACTTTTAATCCGGAGAGAATAAACATTGCCCCGTGAAAATACAATAACAGACGCAATATCACAGATAACGCAAGAGTATAAGCGTTTAAAAAAAGACGCACCAAAAAAACAGGCTCCTAAA